GAAACTTACTGGTACAGAACATATAAGATTACAAGGTAATGGAAATCTTGGTATTGGAACAACTGATAACCAAGCTCGTATAAAAATATTTGGACATTTACAATCATACAACGCCCTTATGATTCAAAATGGTACAAATAATACTGGTGGTCTTTTTATTGCTTTTAGAAAATTTGATAATGTTACAATAGGTAGTGTATCTCATTCAGGTAGTGGAAGTTCTGTAGCTTACAACACAACTTCAGATTACAGATTAAAAGAAAATGTATCATACGATTTTGATGCAACATCAAGATTGAAAAAACTTAAACCAGCTAGATTTAATTGGATTGCTGATGAAGATAATACTACAGTAGATGGATTTTTAGCACATGAAGTATCGGATATTGTTCCAGAAGCTATAACTGGTACAAAAGATGACACACAAAACATAGGTACAGTAAAAGATAAAGACGATAATGTTATAGATACGAATATATCTGAAGCACAGTTTGCAGAGGGTAAAAAAGAAACTGTGGATAGTGATGGCAATAAAAAAGAATCTTTATACCCATCAACACATACATGGGAAAAAACTGGATCAGAAGATGTTTATCAACAAATAGATCAGGCAAAACTCGTACCTTTACTTGTAAAAACCATACAAGAATTGGAAGCTAGGATTACAGCGTTGGAGAGTGCATAATGACAAGAGCAAAAGATATATCAAAGATTATTACTGCACCAGCTTTTGGTGGTTTGACATATCCTACAAGTGATGGATCTAATGGTCAGGTCATACAGACTAATGGAAGTGGTACATTATCTTTTACAACTATTACTGGTACTACAATAAATAATAATGCAGACAATAGAATTATTACTGGTAGTGGATCAGCAAACACTCTTGAAGCAGAAGCCAATCTTACCTTTGATGGTTCTACTCTTGATTTAGGAGATAATATACAAGCTAGATTTGGTGCTTCACAAGATATGCAAATATTTCATGATGGCAGTGATTCTAAGATTGTTGAATCAGGAACTGGTAATTTAATATTACAATCTGATGGCACAGAAGTTCGGATTATGAATGGATCTGAGTTTATGGGCAGATTTCAAAATGATGGTGCAGTAAAATTATTTCACGATAATAGTAAAAAATTTGAAACTAATAGTGGTGGTATTACTGTTACTGGAACTGTAAGTGCTACTAATCTTAATTTAACCACTGGTGATATAAATGTAACTGGTACTGGTAATAGAGCAATAAGTGTTTTATCTGATGATGGTTTAGGCACTATAGAAGTTGGTGGTGCAACTGGTGGATTTATAGATATAAAACAACCAAAGACAGATGATTTTGATATTAGACTTGGATCAAGTGGTACTGGTGGATATTTAACTATAGCTTCAGGACAATTTGATGTTAGTGGTGGAGCATTAAATCATGCTACTGGCATTAAATACAAAGGTGCTAATTTATCAACAGTAAGACAAATTCAAAATGTTGTTAAATCAGATACATTTAGTACAAACACTACTAGTCCTGATGGTGTGCATATAACTGGTATGCAAGTAAATATTACACCAATAAATTCAGATTCAAGAATATTAGTAACAGTTTCATTAGGTGCAGTTAGTTGTAGTACAACAGCATCAAGGACAAGTACTTTTCAATTATACAGAGGTAGTACACAAATAGCAGAGGGTAATGCTGATGGTAGTAGACCAAGAGTGACATTCAGGAGTTGGATGACATCAGGTGATACTAATCATGCTTTAGGTGGTTTGTCATTTACATTTATGGACACCCCAGGTTCTACTGCTACACATAGTTATAAATTACACATGAGTGGTTCTCACGATAGTCAAACATTTTTTCTAAATAGATCAGGTGCAGATAGTAATGGTGGTAACAATTATCAATCAAGAACTATAAGCACAATGCAAGCAATGGAGATTATTACATGATACATGAAGCAATTAGAGAACTTTATGCAAATGCTTGTACTGTAAATGGTGATACCATTGAAACAGTTCAAGCATGGGATATAGATGGAAATGAAATAACACTTAATAATGATAATGTTGTTGCTAAAATGAATGAACTTATACAAGCAAATCCTATGAAAATGTTAAGAATGGAAAGAGATAGATTACTTAAACAAGAAGTTGATCCAATCATTTCAAATTCTATTAGATGGAGTGAAATGAGTTCTGATAAACAAACAGAGTGGACAACATATAGAAAAGCATTGTTAGATTTACCAGCAAATCAAACACCATCAGATGACAGTCTGTCCAATATTACATTTCCAACAAAGCCAAGCTAGGATAAATAATGGAGCTAGATTTAGTGTGGAACATAATCATAACACTAATAATCATGCCTTTCGCCTGGGCATTTAATAAAATGTTTGCTGAAGTAAAAAGATTGCAAATTTTGCTTAATAAAACAAGAGAAGAATACGCATCAAAAGAAGATTTGCGTGATACTTCTGGTCGTGTAATGGAGGCATTACATAGACTTGAAGATAAATTAGATAAGGTTCTGAATGTGAGGTGATCTGTGCTTGAAATGCTAGCAATTGCAAATAGTGCATTCGCCATAATTAAACAAACACTAGAAAATGGTAAAGAAATAAGTTCAGCTGGGCAAGCAATTGCACGTTTTGTAGGTGCAGAGGAACAGCTGCAAAGAGATCTCCATAAAAAACGTAATAGTATCTGGACAAATTTTCTTGGTAAAACTGACAATGATCTAGAAGAATTCATGGCTCTAGAACAAATTAGAGTTAAGCATGAAAAACTTCGTGAGTTCATGCAGTTATATGGTAGAGCTAATCTTTGGAATGACTATCAGGCTTATTGTGCTGAAGCTAGAAAGCAAAGAAAAGAAGCTGAAGCAAAAAGAAGAAAACAAAAAGAAGAATTTAAAAATTTGATTTTAAAAATTATTTTGTTCATTATGATTACTGCATTATGTGCTGGTGTAGTTACTGCTCTAGCAATAATTGCAAGGAAGAAAGGTTTGATATGACTTCGTTTATGTTAGCTTGTTATTTATCAGGCACACTTAGTGCAACTTTACATTTTAGGAATGTAAATGATTGTTTGTACTATTCTAAATATTTAGGTCAGCAAACTTATGATAGTGCTAATGGTAAAGAAGTTATCTATGAATGTATGTGCAAAGTAGTACCAAATGTAGATACTAAGAAAGTGAGGGTATATTAATGATACAATTATTAGGGCCTATAGCAAATATTGCTACAACATGGTTACAAGGTAAGCAAGAGAAAGCCAAAGCAAAACAACAACTAGAAGTTGCTAAAGTTCAAGCACAAGTCAAACGTGTAGAACAAGAAGGATCATGGGACGAAAAAGCAATGGACGCTTCTGATAATAGCTGGAAAGATGAGGCGTGGACAATTACTTTTATTTTATTGATTCTTGCTTGTTTTATTCCAGCACTCCAACCATACATATCTGATGGTTTTAAATTTCTTAGAGAAGATTGTCCTGAATGGTTAAGCTATGGCATACTTGCATCTATTGCAGCTTCTTTTGGTTTGAAGTCTATAGCAAAGCTAAAAAAATGAGAGATAATTTTGAGAAAGCACTTGAACTAGTATTGCACCATGAGGGTGGGTATGTAGATCACCCAAAAGATCCTGGGGGTGCTACAAACTATGGAGTTACTAAAAAAGTATATGAAAGATATCTTGGTAGAGAATGTACTAAAAATGAAGTAAAAGAGATGCCTATGGAAGCTGTTCGTGAAATATATAAAAGAAAGTATTGGGATAAGATCAGAGGCGATGATCTGCCATCAGGATTAGATTGGGCAGTCTTTGACTTTGCAGTTAATGCTGGTGTATCTAGAGCAGCTAAAACCCTACAAGGTTTCTTAGCTACTTCTATTGATGGAATTATAGGATCTGGAACATTACAAGCAATTCAAGATTACCCTACAACTATTAAAGGTGTTATTGAAGTATTTACTGCACAAAGATCACAATTCTATAGAACATTAAAGAACTATGATACCTTTGGTAAAGGTTGGGATAGACGTTGTTATGAAACAAGAAAAACAGCTTTAGAGATGTTACAATCCACCTAGTGAACTTTTGATTCCAACTTCTGTTCTTGGCTTTGTGCTTTTATGCATAACACCCTCATCAGGATCAAAAGCTATATCTTCGAATCTACCTTCTTCAGGTTGTGAGTTTTTTGCACATTCTTCCATAATACGTTTGAACTCATAGCTTCTGGAGTTTGCTCTACATTCGCCACATCTCGTAGCTTTTACCCTTACTAAACTTACTTTTCTTAGTTCCACTCCACACTTTACACAATGCTCATAGCTTTTCATATCTATTCCCTTTACTTTTATAATTTCTTTTGTTTAAATAAATTATTGCCCGACTCGGCAATAGTGGGGGTTAAGAGTGGACTGTTCCTTTCCAGCTCACTCTTTTCTTTTATAGTTAATCTGTCTTATTTTGTTTATATCTGAGATTTCATCATCACTTATTAGAATCCCAAAAGTACCTAAAAAGTTATCTTTTAGTTTGAGCTTGTACTCACACTCATCTTTTGCATCTAAATTATTACCACCAAATATAAGTGTAACTGTACTTGTATATTCAGGCATTAATCCCTCCTGTAATCTTTTAGTTGTATCACATTGTTTTCATTATGTTTTTCAGGATCTAAATCAATTTCAATTAGATGTGGAGTTCTTATTTCTAGCGTAAGAGTTACACAAGCTGGAACATTTCCTATCTCATAACAAAAATCAAACTCTTGTCTTGGAAAATCAATTAGATTTCTATTCTTGATTAAGACCAAAAGTCTTTTTAATTCTGAGGCAATACTGTCTGGAGTTTCAAAATCCATATCATTGCCTCAGAAAAGATTGCATTAGTTAGCAATCTTTAGTTTTGTTCGTGTAGACTTGAACAGCTGCTGGACTTTGTCCTGAGCTTGAACACCCATTTTGTTGTATCTTGAAGCGTTCAATGACCATACCTCATTCAATTGATCTTTGTCTTTGACATCTTTCAAAGCAATTTCGAATGCTTGCACAGCCTCTTCATCTTTGTCAATGGTTTTCTCGATCATGTCACCCATAGGTAGATCTTCACCAGCATAGACATTGATGCCAAGACCATGATAGGCAAGACACTTAGTCAATGCACGTTGGAAAGCATTGTTGATTTCTGTTGCATCAGGTATGCGACCCACCTTGTCCTTGTTGAACTTGCTGGTCTTGTCAGCATTGATTGCTTGCATACGATTGTCCATGACTGGATAGATCTCTTCAATGTTGATTGTTTCGATCTTTACAGAAACTTTGACAAAAGTATTGCCCTTGTAGTCACGCATGAATGGTAGAACATTGTGTTGATTGTCAACAAATGTGTGCTTCATGAATGATGCAGTAGGAAACGCTTGTTTTACTGCTGACCAAGCATGAGTCCATGATACATAGTCGAGTCCATTTTTCTTCTCCATGTACCCTGACACGTCGATTTTCGATAGAACTTCCCATACCGATTTAGCTGAGGTTTTAGTTGCCATCTTTACTTCCCTTCTTTGGTTGATGTTTAAGTGTTACAGTATTGGATTTGCTCCTAGTAACGATAATCTTATCGCCTTCTAGGTTGCCTGACAGATCCAACACCATTTTACGACAATTGTCAGGCAAATAGTGTTTGATAGATATCTTTGCAGTTTCTGCAATCTTGTTGGCTTTGTTAGCTTCAATGATATCTTGTGCATGAAGATTCATCTCTGATTGCATTTTGAGATCCCAGCATTCCAGATCACTCATGTTGATACTGATTTGATCTGTCCAATCAACTGGAGGCAGAATTTTGAACTCGTCAGGCATCTCATTGTTTTGATACCAATTCCAAAACAACTCACATTGTTCCAGATATTCTTTGAGCCAAGCATCATCTCTGTTGACTTTTCTGTATTCGAATCTGCAATGAACACCAAAGAATACTGCAAGATAACAATGATCTGTTGCCCTAGTATGTTC